AGATCGATGTGCCGGCCGATGCGGTTGGCGCGAACGCCCCGCCGAATACGACCTACTGGCTCGACGTCGGGCAGGTGGTCCAGTCGGCGGATGGCCTTGCACTGCAGGTCAGCCAGAACACTGCGAGCCTTGAGCTGCTGGACGGCAAGGTCACTGCCGCGGCGTCGAGCCTGGAGGTGCTGCAGGCAGCCTACCGAGATGACGACGGCGAGGGCGACCTGGCCGCCGCGCTGAATGGATGGGATTCATCTGCCCGCATCACGGAGGAGTCGCGTACCCGCGCATCAGATAACGAGGCAATGGCTGAGCGCGTCACACAACTGCAGGCGTCGGTTGGGGATAACTCAGCAGCAATTCAGACGACGCAGCAGACGGTTGCCAGCCTCAATGGCGATCTGTCCGCGATGTACTCGGTGAAGCTGCAGCTGACCCAAGATGGCAAGTACTACGCCGCCGGCATGGGGCTAGGCATCGAGAACACGCCGGAAGGAATGCAGTCGCAGGTTCTGTTCCAGGCCGATCGTTTCGCCGTGATCAACACCGCCAATGGTGTGATCAGTACGCCGTTCGTGATTCAGGGCGGGCAGGTGTTCATCAACTCGGCGGTGATCGGTGACGGCACCATCGACATGGCGAAGATCGCCACGGCGCTGCAGTCGACCAACTACGTGGCCGGGGAGCAGGGCTGGCGGCTGGACAAGGCCGGCACCTTTGAACTCAACGGCAGCGTGGCGGGGCAGGGGAGGATGAAGATCACCAACCAGCTGGTTGAGGTCTTCGACTCGAACGGCGTGAGACGTGTTCGATTGGGGATATGGGCATGAGTCAGGGACTGCAGGTTTGGGACGACAGTGGAAACCTTGTATTTTCCGATGAGTTCTTTGCAATTAGGATACTAGGCAGTATTACAACCGGCGTGTCAAATGGGTCAATTTACATACCGGAACTAGCAGAGGATCCGTCACCTGCGTTCGTATTTTCAACAGAAGCTCCAGCCAATCTATCAGTTTTTACTATAACCCCTGATGTTTCCGTGTCGGGGGCAACAATTTCCTGGGTCTTCAACGCTTCGTCTACTGGGATATTTAAAAGAGTCTCTATGAAGGTTTATTACGGGGTGTCGGCGTGATGGCTGGCCTTGAAGTCACTAGGGACAACGGCTCAATCTTACTGTCAGATGAGTACGTGTCTACGGTTCTTATGACTACCCTTATTGCCAGCCAGTGGTCAAACGGCGAGGCCATAACCTCTCAGGCTAAAACGGCTAACTACTGCGACATATATATCCCATTAGAAGCTGGTATTTTGGCCTTTGAGGATACAGCTGGATTTTATGTTTGTGCTATATATGGTGAGCAAGTAGGGGAAAGTAGAAGGGTCAGGCTCTATTGTTCAGGTAAGCCATCAATTAAGCTCCATTGTTTTGGCACCGTGCTACCGTCAGCTCGTGGTGATTATGGTCTCCAGTTGTTCAAGCAGGATGGCAGCCTGGCCTTCGACTCCTCTCATAAACATATTAGGGTCAAAACAAACGTACTGTCGTCCGGCGGGTCGGTATCACTACCAAACGACGGAGTATACGGGGTGGCCGTCGGAAGTTTTCCGTACTCTTATGGGGTATATGTTGGGTCGGTAGGGTATGGGTACACTTTCTTCAGAGTTGGGGTGAGGGTTAGAGGTGGGATAGACGCCTCTTTTTCTAATGTACTGGTGGCCGCCAGCGGGCAGCAGCCTAACATCGGACCTACGCCGGCCGGCGGTGGGGGGGCATCGTTTTCAGTGATGGCGATGAAAATCGCATGAACTTTGTTATCATTAACCCATATTTGCAGGAATGCTTATACCATTATGGCAGCCGCAACCAACTTCCCCGAATTCAACGCCGCCGTCATCAACCAGGCCGACATCGTGAACCTGATCGTGACTGGGGAGTTGCGGTCGGGGAACTTGGGTGGACTGGGTGGGATAATTGGGGGCCTGGCTATTACCGTAGATTCGGTGGACCGCCTCCGACAATAATTTTCATTGACACGTCAAGCATTTGAAACCTGATAGTTAAAGTCTAATGGAGAACCTCATGCCCTGGTACAGCACCGGCACCGTATCCGTAACAAACAACAGCGCCACGGTCACCGGAACTGGCACGGCGTTCTCAGCCAACGCCCGCACCGGCGATGCGTTTCGTGGCCCGGACGGCCGCTGGTACGAAATCACCAACATCGCCAGCGCGTCGGTGATCAGCATCTCGCCAGCCTATCAGGGCGGCACGGCTACAGGTCAGGCATACGCCATCGCGCCGATGCAGGGCTATGTCAAAGAGTCGGCTGACCGGCTGCGGCAGCTTGTAGATCAGTTCGGGTCGCAGCTCGCGGCGTTGCAGCCTTGGGCGACATCAGCGACACCGGCAGCTGCACGCGAGGCGCTTGGCACCAACGACGCAGCGAACCTGACGGCTGGCCTGCTCAATGTTGATCGTATTCCTGCGACGCTCACGCCTGATAAGGCGTTCAGGCGCGGCAACATCCTCGGCACCGTCTCCCAATCCGGCGGCGTGCCCACGGGCGCGATCATCGAGAGGGGTAGTAATGCGAACGGCGAGTACGTGCGGTTTGCGGACGGGACGCAGATTTGCACATATAACGTGGCTGGCGCGCAGACAACGGTGGCTTATGGCGGGCTGTACCGTTGCTCGCTGACATGGACGTACCCGGCCCCTTTCGTAACAGCCCCTTCGTTTTCCGGCGGCGGCGTTGACCAATCGGTGCCGGGATGGGTCGGCGGTTCTGAAGGAACCGGCTATGTGGCGAGCATCGCGTACTTCACAAGCAGCGCGACCGTCACTGCGACGAATATTCGTTTTATCGCCATCGGCCGCTGGTACTAAGGAGCACCCATGCACATCACTCTGTCACCCGTCCGCCTGGACGAAACCCTGACCGCCTCCCGCGCCGGCGACGTGCTGACCCTCAACGGCCAGGCATTCGACTTCGGGCCGCTGCCTGAGGGCGCCACGCTGCCCGCCGAGGCCATCGCCTCGGATTGGATCGTCGGCCCCGTGTCGCGCATCGACGGCGAGTTGCACCTGACCCTGCGCCTGCCGCACGGGCCGAACCCAAGCCAGGCCGTGGCATTCCCCGAGCCGATCCATGTGACCGAGGACGGCCCTGTCGCACTGCCGTTTGATCCTGAACCGGAACCTGAACTGTTTGAAGAACCTGCCGAAGAAGGGGCGCTCGAAGCATGACCATCGACTGGAGCCAATTGAAAACTGCCGAACAGAAGGCTGAGGAGGCTGCACAGGCTGCCCGACAACAGTGGAAGTCCGAGCGGGCTGCTGCTGTAGCAGCGATAAAGATCACCACTGCTGCCGGCAACACCTTCGACGGTGACGAAACCAGCCAGGAACGAATGGCACGTGCAATCCTGGGGTTGCAGGCCGCGGGCGAGGGCGCCACGGTGACCTGGGTGCTGGCCGACAACAGCGTCATTGCGGCCGATGTCGCCGAGCTGGCCGAGGCGCTGAAACTCGCCGGCGAAGAACAGGCGCGTCTGTGGGTGCCTGCCGATGGCCAATAAGCTCGATCTCGCAGCCTACCAGGCGCGCCATGGCCGCCGGCCGTACTGGCTGGCCCTGCTGATCGCCCTGGATCAGCTGGCCAACGCGCTGCTGTGGGGCTTTGTGGACGAAACGCTGTCGAGCCGGGCCTACCGTAGCGCCCAGCTGCGCACGCCGGCGAAACGCCGCTGGCGGCTGGCTGAGCGCCTGATCAATGCGCTGTTCTGGCGCGACCGCGTGGGCGAGCTGCGCCACTGCCAGCTGGCGTACCTGGGCGAACTGGCGCGCGAGCATTCGCCGCCGATTGAATTTGGCGCGATCTCTACCTAACAGCCCCGCCAGTCGGGGCTTTTTATTGCCTGGAGTTCCCATGCACACATCACAAAAGGGGCTTGACCTGATCAAGTCCTTCGAGGGGCTGCGCCTGTCTGCCTACCGCTGTCCAGCCGATATTCCGACCATAGGTTACGGAACAACGTCCGGCGTGAAGATGGGCGACACCATCACGAAGGAGCGCGCGGAGGAACTGCTGCGCGAGGACGTGAAGCGGTTCGAGGGCTATGTCGATCGGCTGGTCAAGGTGCCGCTGACTCAGGGCCAGTTCGATGCGCTGGTGTCATTTACGTACAACCTGGGCCCGGGTGCGCTGGAGAAATCCACGCTGCTCGACCAGCTCAACCGGGGCGACTATGACGGCGCCGCGGAGCAGTTTGGGCGCTGGGTTAAGGCTGGCGGCAAGACGCTGGCTGGACTGGTCCGCCGCCGTGCTGCAGAGCGCGCACTGTTCGAGGGGTCGTGATGCTGAATCTCATCCCATCGCAGTACAAGCTGATCGCCGCAGGAGCCGCTGTGCTTGCGCTGATGGCGCTTTCTGCTGCTGGTGCGTGGCAGTGGCAGGGGAACGCCTACGGCAAGCGCCTTGCGGATCAGGCGAAGGCTCACGAGACATTCCTGCGCCAGGTTGCCGAGGCGAATGCCGCGGTGATCCTCAAGCAGCAGGCCGAACGGCTGGATCTGGAAAGCCGGCTGGCCGCAAGCGACCAACAACGATACGGAGAGCTGCGCCATGCACAGCAAGAAATTGAGCGGCTGTCTGCTGCTGTGGCTGATGGCTCTCGCCGGCTGTCAGTCCGCGCCGCCTGTCCAGCCGCAGCAGGTAGCGTGTCCGCCTCCACCGGCGCCGGCCGCGTGGATGATGGAAGCCAGCGAGCCGACATTCACGAAGAGGATGCTCGACGTATTGTCGCCATCACCGGAGACGCCGACGCCTGCGCCATCAAACTGACCGCGCTGCAGGAGTGGGCTAGGGAAGTAACGAAGGGGAATTGAGATTGCCCGGACGGGCTTAGAGGGGTGCGGAAGGCTGTCTAATACTATGTCAGCGTACCGCGTAGTTACTGGCCTGTAGAGGCGCTATGTTGCAGTTGAGTTTTAGACGGTGAACCGCTGCAGGCCTTGTTCTGCGCGGCCTCCGCCCTGAGTCTTACACTACTGCTGCATCATCGGAGTGTGGCTAGAAAGCCCGTCGTTACTGGCCTCTGAGGCTTTCTGTCTAATACTCATCGATCCTGTCTAATACTTCATCCGATCCGGGATGGCATTGTCGGCGCCTGGGCTATCTTCGGCAACCTGCCGCGCAGGTACCTGGCGGTCATCCTGGCGTCGGCGTGGCCTCCGAGCGTCTGCGCATTCTTGCCCTCGCGGTCTGCGTCGGTGAGCGACTTGGCGCGGATGTCGTGAATCTTCACGTCATGGATGCCGGTCTTCTCGCGCAGCGCCTGAAACGCTTCCTTGACCGTCTCATAGCTGACTGGCCTCCCGGTGCGCGAGCAGAACAGGGTGAGCGTCCGGACTTTGCGCGGTAGCGCTTTGGCGCGATCGATGACGGCCTGCAGGTCTGGCGTCATGGCCACGATCAGCTTGGCGCCTGTCTTCTCCTGCACGAACGACACACCCTCTTCGTTGATATCTGCCAGGCGGATGGCGATCACGTCCCCGATGCGCTGGCCGGTCAGGTAGCACATTTCAAGGATGGATCGAATGTAAGGGCTTGCCGCGTTGAGCAGGGCGGCGAACTCGGCATCGGTGATGTACCTGTCGCGCCGGCCTTCAGCATGGCGCGTGATGCCAATGCACGGATTTGAGTCTACCTCTTGCCACTCGAGCGCGTAGCCGAACACGATGCGCAGGAATGACAGGATCCGGTTACACATGTTCGGCGTGTCGGCCAGCTCCATCTTCACCGCGGCGACGTGCTTGGGGAGCACCTGGCGCGGCTCGAACTCCGCGAAGATCGTCTTCAGTCGCTCGGCCGCGATTTCATACTGTGCCACCGTGTTCGGGCTCAGCTTCTTGAGCTTGCAGTGGTGTTTGAACGCCCGGTCAATGAGATCAGGCATGCCGCCTTGCGTCCCTGCCGCCATTCGCTTGGCGTAGATCATCAGTACCGCCTGAAGATCCGTTCCAAGCCGCTCCCACTTCCCATTACGCACCAGATAGTACGCTCCGAGCTTCTGGTACATGCACGCCGGCAGATGCCGGTCCTTCTTCCTCGGGCGCATGTTCGTGTCCTCACCCCGTCAGCCTAAGCTGCGGCTCCTTCTTTGATGATCTGACGGCTCCAAGGCGCGACAATACAACGTCGCGCAGCACCTTGGGATGCCCGTCGCCGCCAACTACGAACCCGAATCTCTCAGCCGTCAGCCAGGCAATCTGCTTGCTGGGCTTCTGGTATCCGGTCAGGTCCGCCACTTCCTGTGGAGTCATGAACATCTCTCACCCCCTCACCGTTACGCCGGCTGCTTCGATGGCGTCGATCGCCTCGCCGCGCATGTCGTTCCACCCGCCCTCATAGCTCGCGTATGGCGGCGCTTTCATCGGCTGCGGCAGCTCAACCACAAGATCCCGCCGCGACGCCTGCCATATCTCCCAGCGCTCCTGCTCGGCGGCTGCTGTGTAGTGCTCGGAGTACTTGCCGTTGTGCAAGTCGCGAGCAGGGTGGCCACTCTGAAGCCGGTCGCTGTATTTTTTTCGGTGCC